TAAGTGAAATAATAGATAAAATTAATACATTAACAGATAATTCATCAGGATCGGGTCGGGGCCTGGATCAGTTAAGTTTATTTAATATTACGCGATTAATAATTAGGATAATTAGCGAGTTTATCAGAGATGCTGGGGTAAAAATTATGGGAGAAGAAGGGGGGTTGCTAGATATCTGGAGAAACGGGTATAAATCGGTTGGACAATTGACAAAGAATACAACTATATTAGAATCTATAAATAGATTTTTAGAGGGAAAAAGGGGTAAGTTAACTGGGGTTGATGTATATTCCGAGCTAAATAGGGTTGCCAATAATATTAAGATGGCTGATAGTAATATACCACCTGAAATAAACAGATTAATAACTATAATAATTCCGGAAAGCAGGGATATGACACTAGGTAAATTTGAAAAAAAATTTTATAAAAATATTAAAATATATAATCCAGAATATTTAATAGACAATATTACTAATTTATTGAATATATCAGACTTTTTTTTTAAAAATAAAAATAATATAGATAGAAACAGATGCATAGAAGTCATTATGAATATATACAAAACTAAAGATAACAATGAAAACAATGAAAAGTATATTATATATTCAATACAGTTGATATTATATAAATTGATGTATGTTCTAGGTGTTTGTAATTATGAATACTCTATTTTATCTGAAAAAGTGAAGTTAGAGTTGAGTGATACAGCTCATCTAGAAGATCCCCAAACACATAGTTTATATCAAATATTGGCACGCATTTACAATATTGCAAATATGGATAAGTATGACAATATATTCATATTTATGCATTATATATTAGATATATTAGATTTAATATTTATAACGTCTACTAGTATATGTATTAATGGAGAAGATATTGTATCATTATATAGTTTAAAAGGAGAAAATGTGGTTTATAAAAAATATGTAAAACTAAAAAATAAAACATTCACTGTATTATCTGATGAAAAAAATACTGTATTTACATTAACTAGTGATATTGCTCCAATTAATTTATTTAGTGAAGGTAATATAAAACGCATTACCTCTATAGTTAATGGTATAAATATTATACAAGGTAAAAAATTTCTAATAGATAGAACTGTTAGGCTGGAAAAAAAAAGTTATAATAAACGTATGAGTGATAAAATATTAGGTATTACATCGGGCGCCAGTAATTATACACCCGAAGACATATTAACATATGCTTATGTAAATGAAAGTAAAAGTAAATTATCTAATGTAATTAATTCAAGTTATGAACTTGTGGTAGATAGATTGATTGAATGTATTCATAAAATTGGTGTTACACATGATATTATAGATGATATTACAGTAGGTAAATGTCTTGATTTACATTATATTAGTAACTTAAAAATTGATAATTATAAAAAAATACAAAAAAAAACTATATATTTTTTAGTTATAGATGATAATAGTAATATTTATATAAATAAGCGTATCACTTCAGTAGAAATTAGTGTATATCAACAATTAATTGATGCATCTTATAAGGGTGCTTTGGGGCAAAGTGTTTCTAAGGAAAATCAAGGAGAGCAGGAGTTTGACCAATTAATATTAGTTAATAATAAAACAGATTTATCAGTAGATTATATATTATTATTGAAATTAAGTGAAACTGAAAATCATGCGGATTTATTAGAAATTACAAAAAAATTAATTGAAGAAGCTATAAATCAAAAATCGGAGTTATTTTTAAAGTTTCCTCAAGGAAACTATGATAAAGAAGGTTATATTATTAATACTAATGTTAATTTCGATATATATGATATAGCAGGATTACGCGATGATCATTTAACCGATTTTGACTCTAGATTAGGACCACTGGCAGCAAAGCAGTTCCCTTCTAAAATTGGTTTAGTTCAAAAAGGTGAATCAACTATAGCTAATGCTGATTTATATGGTATTAAAATAAAAATATCTTTTAGTAGAGAATTAGTAAATATAGTAGATTGGAGGGGTACACTACAGAATTTATATAATGCATATTATCATTCATTATGTATAAAATGTAGTGATATTATTTCATCTAGTATAATGGATTCTACAGATATGCGGACAGCCAAAATGCAAAAAGTACAAAGAATAAAAGAACTAGTAGCAGATTACTATAGACGAAATATAGGAATAGGTATATTATCAGGAGCAGAAAATAAATCTAATAAATTTTATAATAGAATTATTGAACTTTCTAATAGTGAGAAAAGAACTAGGGGGGGGTCTAAAAAAAATATTAGAACTAATAAAAAAAATAGATCATATAGAAAAAAACCTAAATACATATCAAATAATATTAGAACGAATAAAAAAAATAAGAGAAATGTAAATAGAAATATTAGAACAACTAAAAAAAATAAGGGAAATGTAGATAGAAATATTATAATGAATAAGAGAAATGTAAATAGAAATATTAGAACAACTAAAAAAAATAAGAGAAATGTAGATAGAAATATTAGAACGAATAAAAAATAATAGAAATGTAAATAGAAATATTAGATCGAATAAAAATTATAATATCTAACTTATAGTAACCATGTTAACACAAAATTCATATTTAGCATTTGATACATTTTCTCCTTACATAAAACCTTTAAAAGGTAACTTAAAGAAATTGTGGTCTTTATTTGAAAGTGTAGATATTGATTATGAAATTGTGTCAGTGAAAGATAAAAAAAAAACATTATCATATCAAAGTGTTTCAAACAACCCGTTTATCGATGAACATTTACAAAAAGATATTATAGCTATGGATAATTACAGAGAAGTAACTATAAAATCAGGTGAATTCACGTTTAACCTCCATATTCATTATTTAAATGTAAATGACCTTGATTTATTAGTAGATACGTTAGCGTTTGCCTTATCTTTCACTGCACATTTAGCACCCCATAAAGTAAAAGATATAACGTTAACTTATTATTTATTAGATGTAAAACGTCTCTTAGATGGTGACACTTTCTTTGACAAAGAAGAAGTAAATGGGGGGGCATGTTGGTCATCACCCGAAGAATGCGATATAACAGTGTGGCGCAAAGAAGAAATTGTAAAAGTAAGTATTCACGAATTAATCCATGGTCTATCTTATGATTATAAACAAGATACTCCTGATATAGTAAAACATTATAAAGATAGATACGGTATAACTTCACCAAAAATGAACACATTTGAAGCCTATACTGAAATATGGGCAGAATTAATTCACTGTTATTTATTAGCACGATTAATTAGTAAAGATAGATCAAAATGTTATCATATTTTTGACGCTTTCGTTTCCACAGAAATAGAATTTAGTAAATTTCAGAGTAGCAAAGTGTTAGACCTACTAAAATTAAATAAAGATGTTAATAAAGAAACAAATGTTACAGCATATTACTTAATAAAAACAGAATTATATTGTAGTTTAAATAGTTTCCTACAATACTGTTTAAATAATAATGATAATTTTATAAAATTAAAAGATAAAATCAAGTATTTGGATTACTTAAAGAAAATAAAACAATTAAAAATTAAAAAACTTAATACAACTTCTGACTATTTGTTAAAAACTACTAGAATGACATGCTTAGAATTAGGAATTTTTTAGTGTTAAAATTTTATAGCTAATATCTTAGGCAGTGGGGTAAACACCTTCCTTGTTAGGGAAGTGAACCTTCATATACTTCTGTAGATTGAAGAATGTTAGCTCATCATTCTTTCCAAGACGAAGGAGAGTCTTAAGAGTCTTGTCGGGTTTTAGGACCCGCTTGTCTTCTTTACCCTGTAGTCCATGTTCCTTACAGTAGGCGTTGATCCGCTTGGTGACTTCAGTGCGGGCGACTAGTTCGCCATCACCTAACTTGAGGAAAGCACGGAGTTCATCTGATACTGGGCCAGGTTTGGAAAATCCACTAGGGGAAGAAGAATTGTTCGTGCGCTTTCGCTTTCCATTAACACGCTTCTGTAAAACCTTCTGATCCTTAGCTACACGCTTTTCAAGCTTTGAGGTGTATACAGTTAGTTCCTTAAGGGAATTCTGTAGAACCTTGAGCTGTTCAACCAGATGGGTAAATTCATCAGCATAGTTCTCAACAGTATTCTGTGGAGCTTCTACAACAGATGTTTCTTGAACCGGGGTTTCAACCTTAGGTTCTACAACGGGTGCTTTCTTAACAACCTTCTTCTTGGGAGCGGATACTTTCTTGTTACTGGGCATTTTTTATACTCTTACTTATTTTTTATTCTTTTAATTCAACCGCACTTACTATCTCTATACTAGACTAGTTTGCTTATTTTTTAAGTATCTTTCTAAAAAACAGACTGGACCCAATTATGTATCATGAAGCATGGTCTGCTAACATAACTTAGAGCGATTATAAAATACATAAATCCTAAATTCATATTACCAGGATCTGTAGCACCACATATTTTCAGTAATTCATTGGCTAGCATCTCTTGGAGTTCAACCTTTACATTACAGTGATTATAATCTGGTATAGGGGTTGAACATAATCTACCATTTGGTGGTACAATTGCTCTTTTAGTAACCTCACTTAGATTAGCTCTATAATTCCAAATATCTTCTAATTCTCTATATAATCTTTTTAATCTGTGATTATTTAATTCTAAGATCCAAGATACATCACAACTATATCCTACATATTCCATTTGTGCAAATATATCTACAAACTTTTGTTTCACTAATGCTTTTCTATCTGAAACAATAGTATTTTCTATCACAGTCACCACATTATTTTGATTCAAATGATTAATTAATATATTTACTTGATTTTTTACTGATTCTGGTATTGCTTCTGTTGTATATGGATTACCATAATTCATTTCTAATAACTTTTTTAATGATCTTATATCAAACCCCCAAAAATTATTTTGATTATCTTTATAACTAAAAAAGTATTTATTTTCAATATCTTGAATAGATTCATATGTATAGAAATCTTCATCATTATTACATATTTTTCTATTAAGATAAGCTAAACCTCTCAATCTAATATTCTTATTAATGTTAAACCTTCTTATATTTGATTGTATCTTTAATACAGAATTAATATTACTTAATAAATAAATATGTTTACTTTGATATTCCACAATTTTCTTGAAATAGTCACATTTCTTAAATTTACTGGGAGACTTAGAGATCTTAATATTACAATATTTCTTAAGATCATATAACTTATAATCTTTGATATCACCAGTAAAATTATCTAGATTAATGAATCCTTCTTTTAATAAAAATTCATCTTTATGTTTTTTGCAATATCCACCATAACATGTAAATGATTTCTTACAACATTTAGTATTTTCGATAGTATGAATACAATTATCCAAATTTTTTATATTTATTATATTTTCAGAATTCATTAACTTATATACTATTCCGTTGAAAATATTTAAGTAAATACTCTCTAAGATAAATTACTTAAAAATTTGATTTGCCTATATACTAGAAACAAACCATAAACAAAACAAAACAGAACAAAACAAAACAGAACAAAACAAAACACTAAGTAAAAAGAAAAACACTAAAAAGAAAAACTTACAACACAACAAAACTCACTAAATATGTCCAACATCACTGCTACCCCACAGAAGCCTTCGAGCGTCGATGTAAACAAGATGACGTTCTCAAGTGTAAAGTCACTTCCAAGTGGTGCCAAGATTATTTACTTGAACTATGAAGGTAACTCTCTATTCGTCCAAAGTCCTGAGATGACAGTCCCTTATGACAGTGGAACATTCTATGCCGATGAAAAGAACCCTGGTTCTGGTAAGTATAACATTAAGGTTTCCATGGATGGATTCAATGAAGATGGTCAAATGAAGAAGTTCCATGACATGCTCCTTAATATGGATAAGAAGATTATGGAATCTGGTATTGTAAATTCACTAGCATGGTTCAAGAAGAAGTCGCTATCTGAAGATATTGCTAAGGAGCTATACAATAGTATGGTAAAGGTTTCACTTGATTCTGAAACAGGTGAACCTAATGGAAAGTGGGCGCCTACCTTTGCTTTCAAGATTGTAAAGCGTGATGGTAAGGTTCTATGTGATTGCTATGATTCAGATAAGAAGGAACTAGTCCTTGAAGGGGATGGATCAGTAGACCTTGAAACAATGTTTAAGAAGGGGACAAAGGTCAAGATGATTCTAAAGTGTAATGGCTTGTGGATCGCTTCAGGTAAGTTTGGTTGCACTTGGCGGGCCGAGCAGGTAAAGGTTAACTCTCCGATTGAATATTCTGGCTACGCATTTGATGATGATGATGATGAAGAAGATTCTAAGGAAGTTCGTAGCGAACCAGTAGAACAAACTGATAACTTTGTAGAGTCTGAAGAGGAATCTGAAGATTCAAAGGATGAAGAAGAAGTAAAGGAGGATTCTGAATCTGAATCAGAAGAGGAAGAAGAACAACCATTAGTTAAGAAGGTTGTTAAGAAGAAGAAGAAGGCATCCAACTAAACTTTTAATCGAATGTAATAGAAACTTTTAATGGCGTCTTATTTAAACACTTTTGAGCTGACTTTGATATCTCTTGTCTAGGTTTTCGGGTTGATGACCCAGATTTTTTATAATTTTGTTTTATTTGCTTTAGAGAATAATTCATATCATTTTCTATTTCAATAATATTTTCTTCAATATAATCAATAATATTATTATTAATCACCCATTTAAAAAAATTCAATTGACCTATTGTAGTATTTAAATGATGTCCATTGATTTCAATATCTAATCTTTCTCTTCTACAGAATGGATCAAATCGTTTCTTAGAATAAGCTTTCAATTGTGATTTATATGAATTATATACATTGAATTGTGAAAAAATTTCACATGTTTCTTTGAGTGTTTTGTTACCATCTTCATCTTTATATAAAACAAATATGGTATTATACTTCTTAGAATAATTTGTGGCAAACCAATCAATAATTCTTAAAGAAACACTTTTCTTGAATTTTATAATATTCAATAATTTAGTTAAATTATTATCATTGGAATAATAAGTTTTAAGGGAATATAATAATACATCTTTCATTGATATCTTATTTAATAAGTAAATTCTTTAAATATAAAATAAACGCACTATTTATCTTCTTTTAGTTCTAATACTGTTTTTATTACGATGTTTATTTTTACTTGGTTTCTTATTTTTACTCGGTTTCTTCTTTTTAGTCGGTTTCTTATTTTTACTCGGTTTCTTCTTTTTAGTCGGTTTCTTATTTTTACGCGGTTTCTTCTTTTTACTTATTTTTTTATTTGCTCCAAGACTAAAGCTCATAATTTCAAGATCAATAATTTGATTCAAAACTCTACAAATTTCATTTACTTTTCGTTTTATAACACCCTCAATTAAACCCCTTTCACTTGAAGTAAGAGAAGTTCCATCCCTACCTTCATCAAATTTTAACCCTTTTTTCATATATATTAAAGGTATTACGTTTGTTTTAAAATCATTTAATTGTTCTCTAATACCTCTAATAGATTCTTTACTTAATTTACTAAATCTTCTCATAAATCTTTCCAAATTAGCTTTTTCTATATTTTTTACGTAAGGTGGTTCCAAATAAGGTGTATGATTTACCCAATCACTTAATACTTTAACTACTGATTTGAAATTTTTCAAACCAAGTTCTTCTGATGTAGAAAACAACTCCGACAAATTAAAATCACCCGCAAACAAATCGTCGGCCCCTAATTTGGTAGCCCTTGTCCCCCACACTGCGGTCTTTGATGGTGTCGATTTGTTTACGGATTTCTTCAGACGCATTTCCTCGATAAACTCGGGATTTGGAGTCATAACTTTGGAAATTATGTCACCCTTGCTCACTATATTAAATTTGTTAAATCTTATCCAGTATTCATTAGTATCTTTAACATTTAACCCGTAAATATTGTATTCTACAAAATTATCACCCTGTAACCTGTTGTCAAAACGCATGATATGCCTACATAATTCGTTTCGGTTATATTTCCCACAACCGGTACCTCTACAAAATGTAATAAATCCATCAATTCCTTTCATTTTACCGGTAAATTTACCCTCTTTACAATCACTACAATAAACTATTGGATTTTTTCCGTAATCTTTTTCTATGATAATATCACCACTGTTAGAATGTATAGTAGCTGTAGTATGTTCTTCTCTAAGTTCATAAAAAGTATAACTATCTGCACTTAACATTTCCCATTGTGGAGCACTCATATAAATAATATATATTTTTATTTTGAATTTATAAAGATAAACTATATACTTATGATTTTATTCCCAAAACATACATCCCTTGTAAATAAGCATCTGCCAAGTCATCCTTTTTTTTGCTGTTTACAAATAAATCTATAAATTTTTTATCTTGTTTAGATTCATTAATCATATATTTACAATATTCAATACCTAAAAACTTGGTTTTCTTGTATCTATCTTTAATATCACATGCTACAACAGGACCCTTGTATGCTTTGAGTTTGTTACGAGCATTTATCATTTGTATGCTAGCAATGTTAGAATCATTATTACATACACCGTTAATCAAGAAATAACTATAAATAATCATTTGTATAGATTTCATAGTTGGGTTCTTTAAAGCTGGTTGATTCTCTATCACTACTAAATCTACATCTAAAAAGTTATCTTTTTTTTGAAGGTTTTCAACAATACACTTACCCTGATCTAACATAGGATTATCTTTTTTAGATACTTTCTTGAATTTTTTATCTGAATAACATTTTAACTTACTATGGGCTGGGCAAACTTTGAACCCATCTTTGTCCACAAACTTAGCACTTTTATCACACCTTTGACCTGTTTTAGAATTACAGTGATCACAAACATCATCTGTACATATGTTTAAGATACCCCAATCCTCAATCACTGTATCATTTAGTATGCAAAATGATAAGTTTTTAATACCTACATCAAATGATAAGATCTTCATGTAAGTTATTATAAGAGTAAATTTTAAGTAAAATTAACTTAGAAATATGTAGCATATGATCCGTTATCACCAGAACCAGCGCCACCCATGCCACTAGGGACACTTGAACCACCCATATCCATACCTGATCCACCCATACCTGATCCACCCATACCTGATCCACCCATATCTGATCCACCCATAGCCATAGATGAACTTGTATTTACAGGTAATTCCGTCTTAGCGGGTGGAACATAAATACCTTGGGAAGCTTGTCTTTGTTGGGTAGTGACTTGAGGCATTATAGCCGCCGCACCACTTAGACCATAATGACTTTCAGGCATAATTGTATTTACTTTAGGTGCGTTCTGAACACCAGAAGAAACATGAATTTGAATTATTGATGCTTGAATGATACAGTATATAATCGGGAAAATTAAGAACACCCATGCTAAAGTAGTTTTGTTATACTGACATAAACCAAATATAGTTAAACCTAATATTATAATAAATTTAACTTCATTCAAGGAATATAAATTAAATAAATTATCCATCTTATTTGTATTATGTCTCTTTAAGTGATCTCTTGTTAAATACACAGATAAACCACATAAGACAACCACACCAAAATACACAATTAGGGGACTACACATTTTTGTAGATAACAGTTCATTCATTTCACCTCCAACTTGTAAATCCATTTATAATACTTAAATATATTTTATTTAGAAGAATGAAAAAGATGTGCTTGAACTTTTTCTTTTAGGTGTTCTTTTTTTTTCACCTACAAATTTAGAACCAAATTCACCCTTCTTAGTAACGTATCCAGATTTAACTAATCTATTTTCACGCTTAGCTCTAGCACTCTGCTTCCTCGATACAATACGACCATTCTTATTGTATTTTAAATCTTTCCTAGTTAAATTACCTGCTGTCCTTCTAGCGGTACCATTCATTACTTGTGCTCTTGAACCGGTTGCTCTAACTGCTTCTCTTCTATCTGTCCTCCTAGGTGATTTTCTTGCTGAACCTTTTACCATTTTATAATATACATTAGAAAAAATTTGATTAAAATTATGATAACTTAATAATAAACTTACAAACAATGTTCTGTTGTTCTAAAAAACGGGTCTACAAAATCCACCCAGAAAAACAAAAAGTTAAAAGACCAACTATTATTGAAGATCAATTATCCAGACAAGAATTTACAGAACAATTTATAGGAGAAGTATTATCATGTGGTACATGTAACAAATCATTCTCTTTGAGGGAAAATGAATTAGTAGCCACCTGTGGTGGATGTTATAAATTCTTACACTGTGGAATAGCAGGGAAATGTGTGGGTCCAAATTGTCTCTTTAAAATAAAAGGTGAAGATTACCGAGAAACTTGGTGTGTTAAATGCGTGCCTAATAATATTATGATTAATGTAGTGGATATAGGTTCTATTAATAATGATTGTTTATGTAGAGAATGTTTAAATGATCCTAAAACTCCTAAGAAGTTTAAACGAGGTCTATACTAATCCCTGATACCTTAGAATCATATCTTTCATATTTGAATGAACTTTTTTAATATTATCTTTCATATGAGTGTATTTTTTATCTCTCAAAATATTATGAATTGTTTCTATATAGGTAACCATTTCTTTGAATTGGTAATAATTATCATCAATTACATTTTTCTTATAACATTCTACTATATTATCATTATAATTATGATCATTTAATTGTATTAATTTTTCTAGAACACATAATTCTTTATCTAAATCAGTTACAGAATTATAAATATCTTTATTCCACCTATCTATACTATCAATAACTTTTGGAACACTTGATTCATATCTAAGCAACCACTGTAACTTAGGATTATTAGTTTGTTCATAATACATATCATTCAACTTTCTAAAATCTATAGGATTTTTATAAACATTATCAACATTCTTGTTCAACGCTTGATAATTACCCGGAAGACCTCTAATAGAACCTACTATATTAGGTAATTCACCTTTCATTAATTTATGATAGTCCAAATTGTAAAAGATAGTATTACCTCTATCATCTTTACCCCTTCTACCAGCCCTACCACTCATTTGTAGATAATCATCAATAGTAAATTCTTTTTTGCCAGGTAGGCCTAGTAAACAACTTGAACGAATAGGTAAATCAATTCCTAAACATAATGTCCTATCAGAAATTACGATACCAATCTTTTTATCATCCATCAACTTCTGTAAAATCCATTTATATTCTTCGGGCATTGATTCAGTATAAATACCGATTCCTCTTTTTAACATTTGAAATAATTCATGTTCATATGGAATTTTTATTCCTAAAGTTTTTTTAATCTCTCTTCTAATATTTCTTATCTGATCACCCGTCATGGGATCCGAATTAGAGAAACAGAAATCTTTATGTTTTTGAAATACGTCTACAGAACCATATGTTGGATACTTTTGGTAATTAGACATTTCTTTTTTCAAATTCTTTACCTGAAGTGATTTTAATTCTTCACTTACATCTGACCTTAAAACATTATGCATACAGGTTTGATAAAACTTTAAAACTTCTTGAATATATTTACGTTCTACATCTTTATCATATCGTTCAACCTTTTCCCTCTTATCAGATAATGCATCATTGGTCTTACCTATCTTAATATTATCTATATATTCTTGCCTTTTATCTCTATATTTACTATATAGTTCATCTTTGAATTCTAAAATATCATAATGATATGGGTAACATTCTAACTCTGTAGAATCAATTACACCATATAAATTTGTAAATAATTCTTTACATTTAAATGTATCTGTATTGAATACTAACATTGGTAAACAATCATTTTTCTTACATTGACTAAACATATTGATTATATCTTTTTCCATTGATTCAGTCCTCATAATACTTGGACAACGGTTGAATTTTGATAATACTTCTTTAATTTCATCTGGGTGATTTTTACTCAACCCTACTAACTTCTTTTTAATGAATAATTCATAGTCTCTCGTATCATCTAGTGTTAGGATTTTGTTATCATCTTCAAAATAATTATCAGGTGATACATCTTCTACTATTTCATCTTTATCTACATTTTCAAATACTTCTTCAATTGTTTCCCATAGTATAGCACTATCATAGGGTGTGAATTGTAAATTACTTTTTAAGAATGATTCATTCAAATCTTTAAAACCAATACACGATAGTGGATGTAACTTTTGTAAAGATCCATTTTCATAAACCATCTTTTGTTGATTGATAAATCGTTTGTTATATTCAACATAGTGTATCTTGGTATTAATTGAATACGGTGTTCCACTCTTCAAACATGCTTCAAGTCTCTTTTCTTCTCTTAGATTAGTTAAATCATCATTATTAATCTTAGTGAACACTTCTAACAAGTATTCAATATTACCGATAGTGGCTGATAGAGCTAGGAATGGACAATTAACTAATTTAATAATATTTTCATAAATATGACCATCATCCTCTTTATTTAGATTATGAATTTCATCATAAACAGCATAATCAAAATCTGTACCAATCTTATAAAGATTATCTTCTATATCTTTAGGAACACCTACAAAGATATTTGTTTTGCTATCGTAAGACTGATGTGATAGATTATCGAGTAGATAATGAACTTTGTATCCCATCATGCTGAAATGAGCCCCCACTTGATACGCGATGGGTTTTGCGGGGCAAACATATAATATCTTTTTATGGATAATCCCGGCACTTAATCCTACAAAACTTTTACCAGATGAAGTCGGTGCTTTCACTACCACTGATTCTCCTTTTTTAATGTAATTTAACACTTCTACTTGCCAATCATCCAATTTCTTTACTTTGGGTTCATGGATATTTAGAGGTGGTAAAAGATGTGATAAATGCTTCATCATATATAGTTTATATTCTGTATCATCTAACTTATTTTGAATCTTTTGTAATAATTCTTTATTATCATTAGTATAATTACTATCTGCTAGTTGGAAATACAAATTCATTAAATGAGGTAAGTGTCCTTTTCTTAATTTCCAAAAATGTGACAACATTCTAAATTTTAATTCTAACAAACCTTCTTCTGTCTTGACTAAAGAGAATGACTTATATGGATTGTTATTATCGATATTTTCCATAATGTAGTGTAGTCTAGAAAGGTCTTCTTTTACTAACTTTTCTTTACGAAGTTTATTTTGCTGTTCAATAATAATATCTTTTTTCTTTTTAACAACTTTTTTCTTTTTTTGATGTTTTACTGGAGGTGCTTCAACCATCTTATCATCTTTCAAAGTATCTTCTATCATATGCTTAACATTGGTAAGGTTCTGTGTTAAATCACGGATAAATATAGAGAACTGATTCTTATCAGTGTTTTGCCATTGTAGAAGAGAGCTCATAGTTATACTGTTAATAATACGAACATAGTTTTTAAATCAAATTTGATATTAAATTAAATTGTAAAAATTTTATAAGATGAATATAGAAGAAAACTATGTTAAAAAATTTTACAATTCAACTGCTAAAGAATTCAGTAATACAAGGTATAGACCATGGACATGTGTAGAAAACTTTATGGACAATGTTGAAGAAGGATCAGCTGTAGCAGATATTGGATGTGGGAACGGTAAAAATATGAACATAAAACAAGGTGTTCATTATTTTGGTTGTGATTTTAGTGAAAGTTTAGTAAAAATATGTGTTAAGAAAGGTTTAAATGTTATAGTAGGTGATATCTTAAATATACCTTATAATGATAATATGTTTGATTATACTATGTCCGTAGCGGTGATCCATCATTTATCAACACAAGAAAAAAGGATAAAAGCTATCAAAGAGTTGTTAAGGATTACTAAACCTGGTGGAAAAGTATTTATTCTTGTGTGGGCATTAGAACAAGAATCAGACTCTAGGCGTAAATTTGTTGAACAAGAAAACTACGTTGATTGGAAAGATAAACAAGGACTTCTGCTAGGTAAGAGATACTACTATGTGTTTAAAGAAAATGAATTAGAAAGTTTGTTAGAAGGTTATAAATATACTTCATTTTATGAAAAGGGGAATTGGGGTATCATAATAGATAAGATTAATGTTTAAGTTACATACCGTTCAATGCTGCATCAATCGCAGCCTGCGTCTCTTCGGCAGTCGCATTACTGGGGTCAAAACTATCAACATAACGTTTCTTCTCTTCTTTTAATGCTTCTGCTTCTGTTGTTTTACTTATTTCTGTCTGAGCTTTTGCTTGTTCTTGTTTATGTCGTTCTACACTGCCCCCCGGAGCTAAACCACCCAAAAATAGTCTATTACTTGTATTCTTTATTTTTTTAAAAGATTTCCTTGATTTTTTAGAAGTATTTCTTTTTTTTATAGAATTCCTTTTAATACGGTTGCTTTTAATACGGTTTCTTTTAAAACGTGTGCTTTTAAAACGATTTATTCTAACTCTTTTGCTTCTAAGCCTTCTACCCATTTATATATATATAGAAAAAAATAAATGAATTATAATAAGTTATACTAAATAAACTTGAATACAGCTAAACCTATCCCTGCTAACACAGCAAACCGATTAAATTCATTATCACTCATATAATCTTCCGATAAGAAATTTTTTAGGTCAGGTAATTCTAAATTTATACTTTTCTTAGGTGGATTAAATAAGACTGTTTGTAGTTCTTTTAGTAATTCAGTTCTACCACTAACTTTACCGCATTTATCTAATTCAATTTCCTCAGATATTTCTATAATTTTATCTAAACTTCGTGGTATCAAATCACCCATTTCATCAATTAACATTGTTAATTTTTTTCTAATATTAGGATCTTCACTATTAACTTTACTTAGTTCTAAATTGAAACCTATCGTGCTAAATAGTATATTTAACAATGTCAACATTTTGTAAGATAAACTCATTTCACATATATCTTCTAATACTAAGTAATCTAACATACATTGTTTTACCTTAACTTTACTAGATGATATGATTAATAATTCTAATTTTTTCTTAATAAATTGAATATGTCTAGCTTCTAACTCTAAAATATTTTTAATATCTCTAATTTCACTTATAATAGCACTATCATTATAATCATCATATTCATTTAATAATTCATTAATACAATCTTCAAATTCTCTATTAGGTGGAAATAATTCTAAACCCATGATACCTTTAGACATATCACCATAGATTAATTCTTCTGTAATAGAACCGACTGTAGAAGTATTTTCACTTTGATTATTTTCACTCAGATTATTTTCATTTTCCCAATCACGTATTTCTTCCATTATAATATTTTTTGGACCAAACATATTAGAATCATCGCAACCATCCCACATCTTAACGTCATTTTCTTCATCTATAATTGTATTTGAATTCCAACTTTCGCCTAAATTAGTTATTTCTCGACCATTTAATGAATTAATAGTATTATTGATTCCACTTGGTTCTGTACAAAATATTAATGATCCACGTGTGCTACTTACTTCATCTTTAAATCTATTTAACCGTTCTGTATCATTATCTAAATCATTAAAATACCCCTTTCTATTCATATAATTTAATATAACTTTATCAGACATTCTACCTATATACCAATCTTTGATTGTATCTTCAACAGCATCTATTTGGTTTACTTCCTGATCTGGTCCGGTTGTAATTACTGTATTTATATCCGTCCATAAATTAGATGTAATAATTCTGTTGGATGGGTTAGAATCTTGCTGTGCTGGTAGCCAAATAGATGGATCATTACTACACATATCTATATTTGGATCATTATCTTGAATATTATCAGGACATGGACGACATATAGGGTTTAATAATTCCATAGTAGTTGGATCTCTACCTATATACATACCTTCACCACACGCATTATACCTTTGAATTCTATCATCTTCTGGTATATCGGTAATATTAATTGTAAGTGGTTCCATATTATTCTATCTTATATTTTATTTTTCAATTTATTTAATACGGATTCTTTATTCCGACTATGTAAGATTATTTCCATATAATCCTTATAATCATCTTGATTATAAACAAAATTTAGTATAGAATCCATTCTGACTTTACCTAATTTTCTAAAATCATATTCTTTTAAAAATTGTTTGTAATTAATTTTTTGATTGATACCCTTTAGAGTACCGCAAGTTGTCCTAAAATTATCAATATATTTATCGGGGATACATTTAGCTAAGTTATCCGCAAAATCTGTCTTCCAGGGTGCGATTTGATACCACACGTGTTTATTTGAACATGCACTAAAACAATCAGTAATACTTTGGTCTCCAGTTAATAAAATATCTTCAACACTGTATTTCATTAATGAAATAAATTCATGTCTAGGTTTAGGTAAAATATCTCCTCTTAAAACCAAACTATTACCACCCTGTCCATCTATGAAACCATGTTCTCCATCTGATGAATGAATTAATACATTCGTATAATAGGGTTCTAAAGCTTTCTTAAACCTTGTTTTGAATTGAGGTGAATTATTTAAATCATCTATTAACCATTGTTGGACAACTACTTGAAAGAATGAATGTTTCTTATAATATTTTTTAGATATCATTTCCATAAACTTTAAGAAACATGTTTTACTGTGAACACCCCATTCAGGTGAAGGTTGGATGTAGACTAGAGCATAAGGTCCATCAATTAAATCATGTTTTTTTACTTTTTGATCGGTTATGAACAGACCAAGTTGTCCCTTTCCAACTCCGATAGGAAAGGTGTAAGGTGGTATATATCCATTGTATTCACTCATCGTAAATGTGTTGAATAAATTCGCATAAGGAATAAATTTTTTGAATTGATTAATATTAAACTGATAATTAATAATAGGAATACATATCATTATATCAAACTTTTTGGGTTGTTTTTTGAAATATAATAAATTATGTAATTCACATTCTTGGCCACCATGGACATCTATTTTCTTGTAAGATTTAGTATCGATACCTAATTTCTTAAATTTTTCAGGGGTAGTTGTACATAACACACTTTCATGTTGTGGATACCAACTTTTCAAGTATTCATAAAATGTTTGACAAACAATGATATCCCCAAATCCACCACAAGGTACATTAATTAAGCCAATCCTTAACTTTTTTTGATTTGTAATACGTTTATTTTCAAGTGATATTCTAGGTATATCATACAATTCTTCGTAATATTTAATTTTATTAACACTTTTTAATAATTCTTTATTCATAATAATATAATATAATATATTATATTATATTATAAAAGAAAAAAATCTATGTTATAGTATAAAATGCCCACTCTTGTAACAGAATTAAAACCAGATGTATTAAAGGATCATATACAAAAAAATATAAGTAATAGAAGGATTTTTAATGAAGATAAGGAAGAATTTAGAAAATTTGTTGATGGTGTATTAGGGATTAATAGTCCGGGAGAAGACAGAACAGACTTGGAAGTAGGAAAAGATATTAATTACGAGCAATGGAAAAATGCTACATATATAGCAAGGGAAGAATACCTTGAAAGAATGTGTCACGCTGTATGGAATGGAGGTGACAGTCAATCACAAAGTGAGCAAATATATGAATGGCTTATTAAGCTTAGGACTGACCACCCTAGTAGGTTGGATAGTATGAAAAGTGATTTACGTAGTAGTTTACTTAATCCTTCACCTGAATGGGGGGGACTGGATGGGGGAAACCGTAAAAATAAAACCCGCAAAAGCAAATCACGTCGTAGCAAAACCGGCAAAAGCAAAACCTGTCGTAGCAAAACCCGCTATAGCAAAACCCGTAAAAACAAAAGACGCTACAGCAAAACCCGTAAAAACAAAAGACGCTACAGCAAAACCCGTAAAAACAAAAGACGCTACAGCAAAACCCGTAAAAACAAAAGACGCTAAATAAATATCTATATTATAATATTATATGGATAATAAATTACAATCAGGTGGGGGTTTAATAGGAATAGGTAGTTTTGGTTGCGTATTTAAACCCGCACTAAAATGTAAAAATAAAAAAAGTGTTAACGATAACCATGTTTCTAAAATTTTATTTGGATCAAATAGTAAATATGAAACTAAAGAAGAGTTAAAGATAAATAAAATTATTAAAAGTATAAAAGGTTATGAAAATTGGGCTTATATATGGGATACTTATTGTTTACCAAATGAATATTCTAAAATAATAAAAGAAGAACCTGAAATTGATGACTGTTTAAATGAAAATACATTAACTGTGCAAGAATTTAATAATAATAGACATATGTTAATAGGAAATGATGCAGGTATTACATTTAATGTATATATGTCTAACAATTTTAAATCTGAAATATATAATAATAAAAATAAATTTATAAAAAATTTCTTAGAACTTATGAAAAAAATGAAACCGTTGTTTATAGGTTTAGTTGAAATGAATAATGAAAAGATATCACATAATGATATTAAATATGATAATATTATGATAGATGAAGAAGGGTGTAAATATATTGATTTTGGATTATCTGCTAAATATTCAAATACTAAATTTTTTAAACAACGTAGCATGACTGAATTTATAGCAGACCGTATTTATCCACCTTATCCACTAGAATTTATATATTTATATGCTAGTAAACAATTATTGGAAGAAGAACTGGATTATATAAAAGATGATATAACACGTAGTTTATATAATAGATATAAATTAATCCATGAAACTATCTTCAAAAGGAAAAATATAAAAGGTTATTTTATAAATTTAATAAATTATACAATAGAAGGTAAATTAATAAAAGAAAAAAATAATATTATTACCCTTTTAGATACATATTCAATTGGTATCTTGGTACCATCTATGATAACTAATTTAGCTAAATCATATAATAAATTAAGTCAACTAAACAAGTTGTTAATGGTAAAAGAAATAAAACCATTTATAGAACTATTCAAATCTATGAGTGAACCTGATAATAAAGAACGTTTGAAACCATTAGATGCTTATCAGCGGTACTTGGAATTAGAATCAACTTACTTAAAATCTAATAAAAAGAGAACAATTAAAAAGAGAACAATTAAAAAGAGAACAATTAAAAGAAAAAGAGTTACAAAATAATATTATATATATATATTTGGTTTTTAGAAAGGCATGGATTGATTATGAATATCTACATTATCACCTATACCTTCACATCTCTCCCTACCATTATAAGGTGCTTTTAATATTTCAAACTCTGAATCATTATTAATAACTAATACTTGAATTTGTCTAAATTTATTATCACCACACATATCATGTTTTCCAAATGCCCTAGACATACCTACATCTACCCTCCATAAACGATTATTATATCTCGAATTTAAATATCTATCATTCATAAACTGTGGTGTATGTGCTACGACCATACCATCAATTGGTTGTATAGTTTCATTTCTTTTATTTAAAATACTCATTAACTGATTAAACCCTTGTTCAGTATTTTCATTTTCATCATCTTCTTCTGAATATAATCTACACCAAAAAGGTGAAATATCATCATCTGATCTAAATATTTCATCAAATACTTTATCATCTTCTTCTGTACCATCTTTTAATAACCATTTTCTAACTATACTGTTTAATTCATGTAGCGTATATTTACTAGCTAAAGCATGTCCTACTCCACCATGGACAAAAATGAACTTACCGATTTGTATAACTGATTTTTTCTGATAAGCATAGTGTTTGGCTATATTACCACCACGCTCAAATGATTTTAATCTATGATAATATCCCAGGGGATAACCATCATCGGTAAATTTAGGACCCCGCTGACTCTGAGGAACAAACTCTAAGAACTCTTCAGGTGAAACATATCTATAATCTTTATCAACATTCATTAATTCATGATTGCCTATAATACCTAGTACACGGCCACCAACTTTCCTTGCTTCTACGTCTAAGTTTTGGAATATCTTAATAATTCTCATATTACTACCTTCATCTTCAACTACATCAGACCAATCCTCAATACAATTTTTCTTCCATGAATCGGGTCTACATCGGTCTATTTGATCCCCACATTGAACCACCCATGTGTTACCACCAGACCAACTAATTTTATCAACATTATAAGGAAAGATATTACTTGGAATAACTTTTGCTAACCGTAATGCTTGTAAAGAAACTTTTAGGTCACCATGTAAATCACCTATCGCTACAACTCGTGGAACAGCAGGATACATTCCTAATTGGTCAAACTTTTTCATATCTGGATTACTTTTCATATCCCTTATTTCATTTTTACCCGATTCAACGCGCTGTCTCGCTTCATGTGATTCTGTAGCGGCGGTTACTTCACTTGAAGTAATGGGTTCACTCATCCTTCTATCACGATTATATTGTTCAGCAGATTGTGGAGGTCCCGTAGAACCTTTACCGGGATTCATTATATTCGGTTGTGACAACCTCCTACTTTTGTATTTATTCATCTTGAACGTTAAAAATTTTTTTATCTCAATTAATAATTGTTCTTTAGGCATATTATGTGCTTCTGATGTAGTTATGATTTGATGTTTTAAACATAATTGTTTTAACTGTGTATCTGTGAAATCAGCGAGTTCAACACCATTGAATTTTAAAGATTTACAACTCATTAAATTTAATGATAATTTAATGTTATCTTTTTAAACTAATTTATTTAATATAGTATATGGAAGATTGGGTTAAATATGCTTTAATTGCGGCTGTATTTATTTCTGTCAAAAATATGATAACTAAAAATATCTCAGCAAAATACAAGTATATTGATTATTTAGTGTATGCTATTACATTCTCATTCATATGTATATGGACGTACGTGATTAGCACTGGTCATAAAGTTGCTAAAGTAGAAAATTCAGATATCTTAGTTATATTAGTAAGAGTATTCATAGTCTATGTTCTCATAGACCCTTCGATTTACAAAGCGCTACAGACATGTGGATCTAATGCCGGGAAACCAATGTGTATCATAAATATGGAGGTTATTCTAACATTCATACTAAGTGTAATATTCCTAAAAGCAGAGATTGAATCTAAGATAGTAATAGGTATTATTTTAATGATAACTGGTGGATATATAGTATCTTATAATTAAATTTGATTAATTAGAATAAAGATCACATTAACATAAAGAATAACTAAACAATATATTCAAAGAATGGAGAACCTAAAAGTAATGCTCGCACAAGAATATGTTCAGGGGAAACATGAAGTTAAGGGTTGGTTATGTTCTGAAAAGTTTGATGGATACAGAGCATATTTTGATCCTGAAGAAAAACAATTCTACTCCAGACAAAACAAGAAATTCAATGTCCCTGAGTGGTTTATTAAGGCTATGCCTCCCAAACTTCTCGATGGAGAACTTTGGATCGGTAGAGAATGCTTTCAAGGAATGGGTGTCGTAAGAAAGAAAGTTCCTCTTGATGAAGAATGGCTAAACATTACATTTCAGGTTTATGACATTCCTAATCATCCTGGTAATTTCAAAGAAAGACTAAAAGAACTTGAAAAATTTGTTAAACTCAGTAATACTAGGTGGAGGAAAATTTCTAAAGGTCTTCCTTATCCTATCAACGGTATCCCGTGTCCAGTAGTCATGGCAAAACAGACTGTAGTAAAAGATATTGACCACCTAGCCAAACTTTACAAAGATATTATCTCTAAAGGGGGTGAAGGAGTCATGCTCAAGGATCCCGAATCAATATATGAAGGAAAACGTTCTAAGAAACTCTTAAAATACAAACCTGCTTTCGATGAAGAAGCAGTTATCATTGACCACAAGATGGGTGAAGGTAAGTATAAGGGTTACTTAGGAGCACTTATTTGTAGACCATTAAGGAATCATGACACATATTCTTCCATAGACCTAGATGATGATCACGTCTTCTCAATATCAGGGATGGATGATGCAGTTCGTAAATCATATAAGAAAACACATCCTATAGGAACTATTATATCCTATGAACACTCCGGAAAGACAGACAAGGGGAAACCTCGGTTCGGTAGGTATACACGTGTTAGAACCGATATCATTGTCAAGGAACACGGAGAAGAACCAATTGAACAAGTAAAATCTCGTATCATTGAGATTTTCAAGATTCTGGGTAATCATGAAAAGACTAATGGTGAAAGTTTCAAAGCATCGGCTTATTTCAAAGCAATCAAGAATATTCAGAGTCTTGATGAAATCAATGAAAAATCTTTGAAAGAAGTTAAGGGTATAGGTAAGAGTCTCTGTGAAAAGATTATGAGTATTGTGGACACAGGAACATGTAATGCTTATGATAAGATTAAGAATCTAAAAGATCCTAGAAAAGACTTCTTAGAAATCTCAGGAGTAGGCCCTAAGAAAGCAAAAGAATTAGTAGAGAAGGGTATCACCACTATAGAATCTTTGAGAAAAGCACCTAATCTAAATGAACTTCTAAATGATAAACAACTTATCGGTCTTAAGTATTACGAAGATATTTTAGAACGTATCCCTCAAAAAGAAATTGATTTACACAACAAACTGTTAAAAGATGTCCTTAAAGAAATTGACCCTACAGCAGGAATGACTATTGCTGGTTCTTATCGTAGAAGAGCTAAAGATAGTGGTGATATCGATGTTCTTCTTAAAGGTGATTCTAAGTTATATAAGAAATTCATTGAAGTTCTAGAAAAGAAAGGTTATCTATATGAAACTCTAGCTAAAGGATCTAAGAAGTATAATGGAATGTGTAAGTTACCTGAGTGCCTCACATTTAGGAGAATAGATATTATGGTTACTAAAGAAGAAGAATATCCATTCGCTATTCTATATTTCACAGGATCTAAGGACTTCAATACTTTAATGAGGCAACATGCTCTAGACCGTGGTTTATCTATGAATGAATATTCTCTAAAATACGATGATTCAAAAGAATTAGTTGATCATAAATTTACTTCAGAAAAAGAGATATTTGAATACCTAGATTATACATATGTTGAACCGTGGTTACGGTAATTAATATATATTATATATTATATATTATAATGATTTCTCCAAGGTCAAGTCAAGGGTCAAGTTTGTCAAGTTTGTCAAGTTTGTCAAGTTTGTCAAGTTTGTCAAGTCAAGGGTCAAGTCAAGGGTCAAGTCAAGGGTCAAGTTCACCATTAACTTTAGAGGAAAACATAGTAGATAGTATCAACGATTTATATAAACTAAAACGTGGTGATCAACCGTCTGAATTATATAAATTTGTTTTAGTTAAAGTCCCAAATAATAAAATACCGGGTGAAATAGCTAATAGTATTATAATTAATATACCATACACTCCTTATAAGAAAACTAGGGATTTTTTAAAAAGTAAATTTTCTAAAACAGACAAACCACGTTCAACCACTATTATAGAGAATTGTGGTAAATCTGTACAGTTTATGGTTACAAAAGATATGGTACCAGGTGAGAATATAATTTTATTTTGTAAACACGGATTAAATAAAACACAAAATGTATTATTTCAACCTATTAAAATTGATTATGATTATGGTTTCGATAAAATTAAAGAAACTATAGGTAAATTAGATGTTCCGGATTTAGTTAATAAAGATATAAGTGAAGCTTTATTTAAAATAACAAAATATATTGAAAGTAAAGAATATACTGAGGGGATTAGTGGAGGTGCGGCAGGTGAGGAAGGTGACCCTCCCGCGCAACCATCGCCACCGCCACCGCCAGTCGATAAAATTCATATAAGAATTAATATTCTTCCAACTGGTGAAACGAAGGAGGGCCAGGTTACCAAGGATCAAATTAATAATTATGATACATTAAAAAGACTGTTGAATACTTTTTTGAATGGTAGGGAAATAAAAACAATTAAATACTTAGATAGTGGCTTTGGTGACGACGATGACGAAGTTGAATGGGTTAACATTGTCAATGATTCTGATGTATATGCTATGAATGAAATATTGTTATTTAAAGATCCTAATGGCGTTGGTAAAGAGGAAAATCCGCTAACCATAAAAGTGGAAGTGGATTCAGGGCAAGGGGCTGATCCACCGCCATCGCCACCGCCACCGCCACCGCCACCGCCA